ATGTACTAACCACTACCGTAGAGCTAGTAGTTGAAGACGGAAGCGTTCTAAGAAACGACTAACAAGAGAGAACAGGGCACTTTTTATGAAATACGAAGTAACTACCCAACAGGGCGAAAAGTACATAGTGAGCGACGACAGCGCTTGGTTATGGATAGAACTAGAACGGGAAACCGGGCTAACTATGCAACAGGCAGGCGCGAAAATGGCCGAAGGGTCTTTAGACGTTATTACCAGTATGTTATTTAAAGCTGCAGTAATGGATAAAAAGACAGAGCTTAAGACGCATAAGGCATGGGTTCTACATGAATTCGATACCTTCGACGTAGTGAGCGAAGACCCAAAAGCCACGGGCGCGGAAGCGTCCGACGGGACTTAATAGCGTTAGCCGTTAATACAGGCATACCGCTAACGGACTTGTTTACTTGGTCGCTTACAGATGTACGCACGGCTTATGAACTAGTAGCGGAAAGGAACGGGAAGTAATGGCTGAAAAACAAAGAATAAATGTCAAAATGGACATTACCCCAGAAATCCGCGCCTTGTTAAAAGACCTTAACGAAATGGATAAAGAAAGCAAAAACGAACTTAAAGAAAAAGTTAAGGGCATTTCCAGCTGGGTAGCCGAAGAAATTAAAACAGCCGCTTCCTATGCTCCTATGTATAAACAAGCTATGCGGGTAGCTCAAACTACAAGGGCTAATAAAGACCGCGTACCTAGCGTAACTATTGGCGGGTCACGGGTTAAGTTTTCAGGCGGAGCAGTTTCAGGCGACGTGCTTATAGGTTCGGAATTCGGCGCAGACCCAACAAGTGTTAATGGCCAATTTCCTAACGGTGGCCGTCGCTTTCCATTCCGTAGCCCGCAACGTGGACAAGGTAGCGAAGGGTATTGGATTTACCCGACTTTACGCCTAGCACAGCCTAGAATTACTAGGGAATGGCATGAAGCTTGTGACGACGTTTTAGCAAATTGGACTAAGGGGACTATTTAATGGCTACACAAAGAACCCTTAAACTTAACCTTTTAGCCGACGTAGATAAATTTGGTAAAGGTCTAGACAAAGCCGGGCGAGATGCTCAAGGATTTAGCGGCAAGGTATCCAAGTACGGCAAAATAGCCGCCAAGTCATTGGCAGCCGTAGGCGCTGCAGCTGCAGTAATGGCAGTGAAGTTAGGCGTAGATGCGGTTCAAGGCGCTGTAGAAGATGAATTAAGCCAAAAGAAACTAGCGCAGGCTTTACGCAATACAACTAAAGCAACAGACGCCCAAATAGCCAGCACCGAAGACTATATTAGTAAGCAACAGTTGGCTTTTGGTATTGCCGATACAAAGCTACGCCCAGCCCTAGCAACCTTAGCCCGGGCGACTGGGGACGTTACAGAAGCCCAAAGGTTAAATAACCTTGCAATAGACATTAGCGCCGCTACAGGTAAAGACTTGGAAAGCGTAAGCCTAGGTTTAGCAAAAGCCTATAACGGCAACATTGGCGCATTAACTAAATTAGGTATTCCGTTAGACCAAAACATAATTAAAACTAAAGACTTCGACGCCGCAGCTGCAGAACTTACGAAGTTATTTGGCGGTTCGGCTAAAGCAAATACTGAAACCCTTGCAGGTAAAATGGCCATTCTTCGCGAAACTTTTGCAGAATTGCAAGAAGGCGTAGGCGTTAAATTTATACCCGTATTAAAAGACTTACTAGACAACATTATGAAGGTGTCTAAAGCCTTTAGCGGTGAAGACCCAGACGGCTTGAGCGCAAGAGCGAGAGAACTTAAAGGTGACGTAGGCGACGGCGGGGCAGGCAGTTTAGGGCGCAGTATTAAAATTCTGGCCGATTCTTTCGCAGCTTTATTTAAGGCTTTTACAGAAGACGGCGACAAAACAACCGACGGTATGCAAGAACTAGCTACCGCATTAAATAACGTAGCAGGCGGTATTAACGCTATTGCTTCGGCCTATTCTTCCGCTAAAAGCGCTTTAAACTTTATAGACCGCTCCCCTAATTTTCAAAGTTATTTCGGTGGATTTAAAGGCCTTCCTAATCCATTTTCAGGCAACGCTTTAGGCGGTACGGTTCGGGCAGGTGTACCTACACGGGTCGGCGAAATGGGAAGTGAAGTCTTTATTCCTAGCACTAGCGGTCAGATTATTCCTAATAACAGGCTTGGCGGTGGCGGTAACACCTTTATCTTTAACGGCGTTATTGACGGCGAAAGCGCCCGACGTAGCATAGAGCGACTACTACAGAGCAGCGCCAGACGTACAGGCGCGGTTAATTTTGCAGGCGCGAACTTGTGACAACTTACGACCCTAATCCAGTCGTTACTATCAACGACGTAGTTATACCGGCAGACACGGTTATTAACCGCATTAGTCTTAATTTTGGGCGTAATGATATTTTTACCCAACCCCAGCCCGGCTACGCTAGTTTGGAATTATGGGTAGATGCTGAATTTGCCCTAAATGTAGACCTTTCAGACCCGCTTTACATTGACGTAGACGCAGCCGTAACCGGCACTAAGCGTATGTTTACGGGCGTTATTTCAGACATACAAATAAAACTTGGTGGTTTCGGGTCTACTGGCGGTTATGCCATTTACACAATTACAGCCGTAACAGCCTTAGCAACCCTTAATAAGCGCACGGCAGGTGAAGCGAATTTTCCTAAGCAATTTGAAGGTGACCGAATTTATGACATTTGCTACGAAGCCTTTATTACTTCATGGTCTGAATTATCATCTACGCCTTGGAACTTGCTTCCTATTTCTGGGTCATGGGATACCTATGAAGGTACTTCTATAACACTTGTAGACGACCTAGCGACAGACGTAGACCAGCCGGGACAGTACGAACTACACGCTTATAACGACGGTATAACAAACGCTCTAAGTCTGGCGCAAGAAGCTGCACAATCCGGGCGCGGAATTTTGTACGAACAGGCCGACGGTTCGCTACATTATGACGACTTCCTAAAGCGCTTAACCTATACGCCTATTAGCCTGACAGCTGACGATATCCTTGTAGACGGGCTAACTACCGACGCCCAATGGTCGGAAATTGTAAACGAAGCAACCGTAACCTACAAGGCTAACGCCGACGAATCATGGCGTGATGAACAAAGCACCCAGTTATACGGCGAATTGTACGGCACACGCTCCACGCAGCTAGAAAACTTAACAGATGCCTATAATCAAGCCTTCGCCTTTATTGAAGCCCGGGCTTATCCGCGTATGTATCCAAATACCATTAGCGTAGCCCTGCATAGTCCTACCGTGTCAGACGCTAAACGTGACCAGTTACTAGAAGTTTTTTGCGGTACGCCTTTAAGCGTTACCGGACTACCTAGCGTTTTTGGTATTTTGTTCCAAGGTTTCGTAGAAAACTACACTTGGGAAATAAGAGAAAAAGAAGCCTTTATAACTATGGGTAATTCCTCGTTAAAAGAAAGTTACCCTAGTATAATTTGGTTACAGGTAGAACCAGCCCTAACATGGGCAACGTATCCGCCGCTAGTTGAATGGGAAGATGTTTAATGCCTACTACCCCTAATTATGGTTGGGACACGCCTGCCGACACCGATTACGTTACTAACGGAGCGCTAGCAATTCGCACAATGGCGAACGACGCGGACGCAACAGTTTACAGCGTACAGACAACGCTAGATGCTGAAAAGGTTGATAAGGCTGGCGACACTATGACCGGCCCACTAATCGTACAGAATGTAACAGGTCGCGCAGTAGCTTTAAAGCAAGACGGCACAAACGAAGCAATTTTACAGTTTTTAAATTCTACCGGCGCAACCCAGCAAGGTTATGTAGTAGTAGTTGGCGATAGTGCAATAATTCTAGGCGTCACACAAAACGGTAACTATTTAACCATTAACAATGTAGGCGAAACTTTAAGAACTACTAGCGGTGAAACCCGCCCTATTGCTTTTGCCACGCAAGCGGGAAGAACTACCGTAAATGCTAATTCAAGTGCCACGATTACTTTAGATAGCGGGCGATTTACTAGAACCCCGTTAATTTTAATTACCCCAGAAAGAAATACAGCGCTGGCAGGGGTTGATTTCCATAGCGGAGATAGAAGCACCTCAAGCTTTAAGATTTTTAATAACGCTTCTGCACAATGGGTTTTTAACTGGCAAGCGATACAAATGACAGCAACGGACGCCGAGGGGTAAAAATGGCAACTACGACTAATTTTAGCTGGACTACACCAAATGACAGCGACCCGTTTAAAGACGGAGCGCTAGCCATTAGAACGCTAGGCAATAACATAGACGCCCGTTTGGGAGATGTAACAAATTTTCCCAACCAAATTGTAAACAAGGTTTCAGGTGTAAGCCGCCCAGTATCTTTTGCTATGTCGGCTGGCTCTGGAACTACTAACGGTTCAGGCGTCTTAACAGTAACTTTTCCAGCTTCTAGATTCACGCAAGCACCTTTAATAGTTGCAACAGTTTCTTCTACTTCTGGAAGCCTTTACGCAACGACTTTAGCTCATGCAAGCGTTACAACAACAGGCGCAACAATATTTAGCGGTAATTCAACAAATGCTGCCGTTAGAGCTTCTGTACCCTTAAACTGGCTAGCGTTACAAATGACTTCGGCGGCATCAAATGGATAATATAGAATTTTCAGAATACAACGTAACCTGCCATACAGTAGGTTGCGAAAATGCAGAAATAACTTTACTTATTACTGCTCCAA